AACCGATTCTAGTAGTGTTTTAAATATTCTTCGTAATAACGAACATGTAGATGAAGTCTACAACCTCGCCGCTCAATCTCATGTGGGAACCTCATTCACTCAGCCTTCCCTAACTTGGGATATAACGGGTAAAGGGTGCTTAAATATCTTACAGACTATGGTAGATTTAGAGATGTTGGGTAGTAGGTTTTATCAAGCCTCCTCCAGCGAGATGTTTGGTAAAGCTTACGATATTGACAGGGATGGAACTAAATACCAAGATGAAAATACTAGGTTTTTACCACAGTCCCCATATGCTGTAGCAAAGTGCGCTTCCCATTACGCCGTTGGTTTATATCGTCAGGCTTACGGAATACACTGTAGTTGTGGCATACTATTTAACCACGAAGGTCCAAGGCGTGGAGATAACTTTGTTACTAAAAAGGTAGTAAATTGGGTAGTCTCTTTCGTAGATTGGATACATGACACTAATATTACCAGTACTGAATATATTCAATCTTCAGACAATAATATTGTATATAATGATGTGACTTTTCCTAAGTTAATGCTAGGCAATTTAGACGCTTACAGAGATTGGGGATATGCTGGGGATTATGTAGAGGCGATGTGGATGATGTTACAGCAAGATGAACCAGATGACTATGTTATATGTACAGAGAATACCTATTCTATTCGTGACTTACTAGACGCCGCTTTTGGTTATTTTGGTATTTATGATTGGAGTAATTATGTTGGAATAGATCCTAAATTCTACAGACCGGCAGAGGTAGATTACTTAAGAGGTAGATCAACCAAGGCTAAAGCTAAACTGGGATGGAAACCAAAATATGACTTAAATAGTCTTATTAAGCTTATGATAGAAGAGAAAATTAATGAAAACCTACAGAATAATGCTCGACATATCAAATGTGTTTAGCAGAATAAGACATTTATTTCTTAAATCATATAATAGCCCATTTCCTACTATATTCGTAAACGCAGATGACCCAGATGATGCATGTTTTGTAGTGTTAAACGATCTCATAAAAATTATCATGAAGCAAAATCCTTCAATAGAGATGAGAATAGCTTGTATAGAAATTAGAAGAAAATCCAGAATAGATAAAATATACGAATTATGAAAAGAAACTATGACGATCCAGCCTACGAAAGCTTCAGAAAATCTGTATTAAATAGAGATAAGAGAAAGTGTATGATGCCGGGATGCGGAAAAAAACTGTCTTTACAAGTACACCATATTAAAAAGTGGTCTAGAGCTAGTGCATTAAGATATGACGTTTCAAATGGTATAACATTATGTAGAAAGTGCCATGACTCAATAAAGGGTTATGAACACCAATACGAATCATTATTTAGGATTATAGTCGATGACGTATAAAGTTGCTCCACCATTCACTGTTATAAAAGATACCAGAGAGCAGGACGGCTATTTTTTTAGCGAGTTCAATACTTGCGCTGGAATGATAGATCAAAAGCTGGATACTGGTGATTATTCCATACTTGGAATGGAAGACAAAATATGTATAGAAAGAAAGGGTTGCGTTGAGGAACTAGCAGTTAATCTAGGACAAAAGAAACACGCATTCTTAGCTGAAGTAGAGCGAATGACTCCATTTCCTCATAAATTTATTGTCTTAGAATTTTCTTTAGAAGACCTCATCAAGTTCCCTGACGAAACAAGAATACCAGTTAAGAACAAGGGAGCTTTGAAGATTACTGGTAAATATATGTTAAAATGTTTGTTTGAATTTCAGCTATATAACAACGTTCAAATATTATTTTGTGGTAATAAATATAATGCTTTTCTTGCGGTCAGTAGTATATTAAAAAGAGTAAATGAAATGTACACAATAGGGAGGAAGAAATGATGGCTGAACCAGAACTATTGAAAGATTTTCATGACTATGGAGCTAATATTGCCACAAGGGAAATATTCCTTCACAATCATTATCACGCTGAAGATAACCAAAACCCCGGCGTTGAATATAGGATGTCTAATACCTTTATTAAAAACTTAAGGGCATTAGATATGAGAAGTAATGCTAACATTACTATACATTGCCACAGTATTGGCGGTGAGTGGACAGATGGCATGGCTATTTATGATGCTATACAGATGTGTAGATCATATGTGACAATTATCATTTATGGTCAGGCTGAGTCTATGAGTAGTATTTTTATGCAAGCGGCAGATTATCGCTATATGACTCCAAATGCCCACTTTATGTCTCATTATGGCTCAACTCTTATTGGTACAGATTATTTGAGTGCTATGAATCAAGCAGACTACGAAAGAAAAACTGCGGATACAATGTTTAATATTTATGCTGGAAGATGTGTCGAGGGCAAGTTCTTCTATGAAAAATTTGGAAAGAAGCCAAGCGTGAAACAAGTTCGCCAATATCTAATTAGGAAACTGAAATCTGGAGATTGGTATCTTAGTGCAGAGGAAGCTGTTTATTACGGTTTCGCTGATTCTATATTACGAAACTGGCATTTCACAGAATGAAAAAAGATAACCTCAAAATAATAGATGAGGCTTGGCTAGGTTTAGATGTCATTGAAGCTGACATTTTTAATCCTATGTCTATTCTCAATCCATCAGATGATGATTTTCATCTCAAGCTTTCTTGGCTAATGAGTAGATCCGAGTATTTGCCATTCTTATGCCACCAGATATTGAATATACAACTTCTGCCATCTCAGTCTCTTATTATCAACGAACTTTGGAATAGAAAGTTCCCAATGCTTGTTGGCAGTCGAGGTCTTGGTAAATCATTCCAGTTGTCGTTATATTCTATATTGAGGGCAATGTTAATGCCCAAGCGAAAGATTGTTATAGTTGGTGCTGCATTTAGACAATCCAAGGTTTTGTTTGAATACATGGAAACTATATGGCGTAATGCTCCCATGTTAAGAGATATGTGCGATGGGAATAGCGGCCCAACGCGAGATGTTGATAGATGTACAATGAGAATTAATGAAAGCGTTATAACATGTTTACCACTAGGTGACGGTCAAAAGATTAGAGGTCAACGTGCTAATGATATTATTGCAGACGAGTTTGCTTCTATTCCTAGGGATATATTTGAAAATGTAGTCGCGGGCTTTGCTGCTGTTAGTGCTGATCCTGTGCAAAATGTTAAGAGAATATCCGCAAAAAAGAAGGCGGCAGAGCTTGGAATAGAAATAGAAACTGAAGAAGAGAATACAGAGATAAAAGATAATCAAATTATTCTTTCTGGTACTGCTTATTATGATTTTAATCATTTTGCTACATATTGGAAAAAGTGGAAGGCTATTATAAAAAGCCGTGGTAATAGAGCTAAACTGACTGAAGTATTTGGTGGAGAACAACCCCCAGATACTTTTGATTGGCGTCAATATTCTATAATAAGAATGCCATACGAACTATTGCCAGTGGGTTTCATGGACGCTGATCAAGTAGCAAGGTCTAAGGCTACAGTACACGCTGGTATATATCAGATGGAATACGGGGCTTGCTTTACTAGAGACAGTCAGGGGTTCTTCAAAAGATCATTAATAGAGTCGTGTGTTGTTGGTAGTAATGATAACCCTGTCATGGACTCTAGAGGTGACATTATAAAGTTTGAAGCTTGTCTAATTGGCGATACAAATAAAAGATATGTTTTTGGCGTTGACCCCGCATCTGAAGTAGACAATTTTAGTATTGTAGTTCTAGAAATTAGTGGAGATCATAGAAAAATAGTTCATTGCTGGACCACAACGAGGCAAGAACACAAAGAAAAAGTGAAGAAGGGATATGCTAAAGAGTCAGATTTCTATGCATATTGTGCGAGAAAAATTAGAGATTTGATGAGACTCTTCCCATGTGTTCATATTGCTATGGATGCTCAAGGTGGCGGTGTTGCAATTATGGAATCACTACACGATAAAGATAAAATTAAAGATGATGAAATGCCTATCTGGCCTACAATTGATGACGATAAACCCAAAGATACAGACGGAGAAAGAGGGTTGCACATATTAGAAATGTGTCAATTTGCCAGATATGATTGGTTAGCAGAAGCTAATCACGGTATGAGAAAAGATTTTGAAGATAAGGTTCTGTTATTTCCATTCTTTGACTCTATAACACTTGGATTGTCAAATTCTGAAGATGGTTTAAAAAGCAGAATGTTTGACACTTTAGAAGAGTGCGTCATGGATATAGAAGAACTTAAGGATGAATTATCTATGATCCAGATGACCCAAACATCTAATGGTAGAGACAGGTGGGACACTCCAGAGGTTATAGTTGGAACTGGTAGAAAAAGTAAAATGAGAAAAGATAGATATTCTGCACTCTTAATGGCTAATATGGCTGGTAGAATAATACACAGGACTCCAACCCCAGAAACCTATCAGTTTTATGGCGGTTTTGCTACTGGTGGTCATGTTCCAGCAAAAGAAGACGAAAAGCTATATATTGGCCCCAGTTGGTTCTCTGATAACATGAAAGATGTGTATTAAAAAGTAGCATTCCGATTACATTCCAATTAAGGAAAAATTATGAGTGAAGAAGACATGATAACTTGGTCAGATGACAATTTTTCTAGCAAATCTAATGCTATGGAGAGGTTGTCCGACAATATCAACTCTTATTCTGGCTTAAATAAATCTACTGGTAGCGATGCTTATAGAACCTTTATAGACATTGAGCCAAATAGGTCAGTAAGACCCGGTTTTAATAAACTTGATTATTACGCATTTAGACAAACCGAGTCTGTACCCACTCAACAACGACGCATTATTAAGATGTGTATGGACGCTTACGATAAAGTTGGCATTATACGAAATATTATTGACTTGATGGGTGACTTTGGCAGTCAGGGTATAAGCATTGTACACCCTAATAAAACAGTTGAAAAATTTTACCAGCAATGGTTTAAGAGTGTAAATGGGAAAGAAAGATCAGAAAGATTCTTAAATAATCTTTATAAAACTGGCAATGTGATTATGTATCGCAGTTATGCCAATGTGACTCCAGAGCTTGAAAAGTACATGAAGTCTCTAGCAAAGGATATTAAGGTTGAAACTCCAAACATTAAGCAGAATCAGATTCCTTGGAGATATAACTTCTTTAGTCCTCTTAGTGTAGAGTTAAAAGATGGTAAGTTAGCACTGTTCATGGGTATCTCAAATTATACCTTGAGTGCTGGAACATTCTTAGATACTTTTCAGTCAGGCTCACTTCCCAACGATGTTCTTGATAGCTTGCCAACTGATATTAAGAAGGCATTGCTAAACAAAGAAAAAAGAATCCCACTTGATTCAGAAAGACTTTGCGTTTTTCACTATAAGAAAGATGATTGGCAGATGTGGGCAAATCCCATGATCTATGCTATCTTAGATGATATTATTATGTTAGAAAAAATGAGATTAGCAGATATGTCCGCTTTGGATGGTGCTATTTCTAATATTCGTTTATGGACACTTGGCAATCTTGAACATAAAATTTTACCAAACAAAACAGCTATTAACAAGTTGCGAGATATTCTAGCCAGTAATGTTGGTGGCGGCACGATGGAACTAGTTTGGGGGCCAGAACTATCCTTCAAAGAATCTAGCAGCGAAGTATACAAATTCCTTGGTTCTGAAAAATATACTTC